CCCCTGCCGTCTACCGTAGGGGAATGATCCGACCGGGCGAACTCCGCGAGCGTGTCACCGTCCAAGTCGCCAGCGGCACGACCAATGCCCTCGGCGAGACCGTGCTGGCGTGGTCCGACTCATCTGCCGTGTGGGCCAGCGTCGAAGGCGTGTCGGCTCGGGAGGCGTTGCTGGCTGGGCAGCAAGACGCCGCAATCACGCACAAGGTGCGGCTCCGCTATCTGCCGGGGCTGACCAGCCGCGAGCGGTTCGCGTGGCGGGGGCGAACGCTGGAGATCGTAAGCCTGCTCGAACACGGCAACCGATCGCAGCATGAAGCGGTGTGCGTGGAGAAGCGGTGATGGCTGAACAGGTCGGCATCCGCATCACGGCGAACGTGCCAGGGCTAGAGCAGATCCGCAATCAGTTTCTCGCCCTGCCAAACAACCTCGCGGCAAAGCACATGGCCGCCGCCTTGCGGCGAGCGGCTGAGCAGGGTGGCACTCTCCAGGCATTGAAGGCGAACACGCCTCGCGGGCCGACCGGGAATCTCAAGCGGTCCATTGCAGTAAAGAGCAAGCGATACCCTCGCACGGGCGTCGGCATTGCCATCATCGGGTTCAAGAGCGGGCGGAAGATGAACGAGCCGTATGATCGCACTAAGCTCGGCTACCACCAAGGGCTTGTTGAGTTCGGTACGAAGGAGCGTTTTCGTCGCACGAAAGACGGGCGGCTCGTCTCCACCGGAAAGATGCCGGTTGGCGGCTCATTCGGCCGCCCGCCGATCCGTACCGCGTGGGAGCAAACTCGATCGCGCGTCGAGGGGCTCATGGTGCAAGAACTCACGAAAGCCTTTGACAAGGCTGCCCGCGAACTCGCCGATCAGATCAAGTCACTTCAGGGACCGTTCTAATGGCACTGAAATCCCCGGAAGCCGTCCTACGAAACGCCCTGGTCTCGAATGCCGACGTTCAGGCGTTGCTGGCCGGGCGGATCTACCCGCTCCGCTACACCGGCTCAGGCCGGATTCAGTTTCCGATCGCCATCTGGCGACGGGCTCGCATCTTGCGGGTTCCGACCATGAGCGGCCCGGCTGGGCTGCCCCGCGTCACGGTCGAGTTCTCCTACTACGGCACGACCTATGAATCCGTCCGCGATCTGGCGGACAAGGCTCGCCGCGTTCTGGATGGGTACGCCGGTCAGATTGAAAATACAGAGGTACGGCAGGCGACCCTCGAAGACGAATCCGACGACCTGGTGGAAGTCGACGGCTCTGAGGACTCGCTCTACGTTGTTCGACAAACCTACGACGTTTTCTGGGTGGAGACCTAATACATGGCATCGCACGCGCAAGGCACGTCCCTCACCTTCGGCGGCACGACCTACACCGTGACGACCGTCACCTACTCGATGAACGACGTGTCGGCCGGCGATACGATCGACGTGTCCCACCTCGGGCAGTCGGCCGGCAGCAACGTGTTGACGATGGACCGCCCGCTCAAGGGCTCCGCGACCGACACGGGCCGCGAAGTCTCGATCGAGTACCTCGGCACTGCGCCGATCACCGATGGTTCTACCGGAACCCTCGTCATCACTGGCGGGCTGACGTTGTCGGCTGCTGCGACCGTGGCTTCTTCGTCTGTCACGCTGACGACGAATGATGCGACTCGTGGTCAGGCTACGTTCCGGGTGGCGCGGGTCTAGTCCGCTACGGAGGCTTCCGTGGCGACGTACTCGCAAGGCTGTTCGGTCACGTTCACCGGCGCAACCTTTGCGGAGGTTGTCAGCGTCTCGCTGGACCGTGGCGGCTCCGTGCCTGTTGGGAGAGATGCTAACGCGTTTGCGTATTCGCAAGATGCGGGGAGCGTGACCGTCGAGGCACTTGGTGGCTCATACACCTACGGGGCATACGGCACGCTGTCCATCGCGGGCGGCGGGATTTCCTTGACACAAACGGCAGTCTGTACGGGCGTGTCTGCCACGGCGCAGGCCAACGACGTGACGCGGTACTCGATCACGTTTGCCCTAATCGTTTGAGGAAAACATGGCACTGACGAAAGAGCAGATTCTTGCAGCGGATGACCTGGGACTCTTAGAGATGAAGGTCAAGGAATGGGGCGGATCGGTCTTTATTCGCGTAATGACCTGCGGCGAGCGTGACGCTTACGAAAACGATTGGGTGCAAAACAAAGGCAAAGGCGTCGATAATTTCCGCACGAAGTTTCTCGCCAAATGCCTGTGCGATGAGAAGGGCGATCGGCTCTTCTCAGATGCCGAGGTTGAGCAGTTGGCGAAAAAGTCGGCGAAGGTGATGAGCCGGGTATGGGCGAAGGCGATGGAGCACAACGCTCTGACTGACAAGGACGTGGAGGAACTCGCAAAAAACTAGCAGTCCGCCCGACGCGGGTTTTCCTCTTTCGTCTGGCGGCACATCTCGGAATGACGGTCAAGCGGCTCTGCGAGGAAATGGATTCGCGGGAGTTTGCCGAGTGGGTTGCGATCCATCGGCACTTCCACCCATTGCCCGACGCATGGCGGCAGACGGGGCTCGTGGCGAGCGCAACCTTGGCTCCGTACTGCCCGCGAGGGCGGACGCCAAAAATCGATGACTTCATTCCGGTGGTGAAGGCACCGCAGCACGAGTTGCAGATACAGGCAGCGTTGGAACAGTTGGCGAAAGATCTGGCGGGTGACTGATGGCGAACGCAATTGCTCTTGGCGTGCAGTTCTCCGCGAATGCCAACGGCATGACGCGGGGGCTGTCGCAGGTCGATCGCCAGTTGAAAGACCTTGGTAGGCAGGTCACTCAAGCGTCAAGCGTGTTCTCTGGCTTGGCGTCCACGAGCGGCGCGGCGGCAGCGGCGCAGTTGAAGTTTGCCACCGACACGTCCTCGCTGGCGCAAGCCCACAAAGACGGCGTCATTTCTGCCGAGCAGTACGTCACGGAACTCCAGGCGATTGTCGGTGCGGCCCGCGAGTCGGCGGCTGCGTTCGCCGAAGGGGCACGGATCACGGAGCAGACGGCAACCGCTGAGGAGCGGCGTGTCGCTCAACTTGACCGGCTTGGCGACCTGCTCCAGCAAGGTGCCATCGACGCGGAGACATACGGGCGAGCCGTGGCATCGTCGACAGCCGGATTCGACGGCACGCAGGCGGAACGGTTCGCACAGGCAATCGCCCCGCTGCGGGAGCAGTTGCAGTCTGGTGCCATCTCGCTGGAGGAGTTCAACCGGCAGGCGGGTGGCGTGGCCGATGCCGTCTCGGGCTCAACGTCATCGGCTCAACGCAGTGCCGAGGCGATTCTGGAACTCAAGCGGCAACTCGATGCCGGGGCGATCTCAATCGAGGAGTACCGCAGCCAGTTCGCTCAGATACAGGCGGGCAACATTTCCAGCACGCTCTCGGTCGAGGTGCTCGGGATTCGTGAAGGCATTGCGGCGAGTGCGGACCTCCAGGCGGCGATCGCCAGCCTTGAAGGCACGCAGATCGAAGCGGCGTTGCAGATCACGGGCGTCGATTCGATCGACGACCTGCGGCAGCGGTTTGACGGCGTAGACGGGCGGCAACTCGATGCGTTGCTCCAAGTGCTGGGTGTCGAGTCGATCGAACTGGCCCGTCAGCAGTTGGCGGCGATCGACGGCACCGAAGTGCTGGCCCAGCTGCAGACCGCCGGGTTTGAGTCGATCGAGGAAGCTCAATCGCTCCTCGACAGTGTCGAAGGCAAGGACATCACACTCCTCGCCGAGACGCTGGGCATCGAGTCGATCGAGCAACTCACTGCTGTCATCAACGCGGTAGAGTCTCGCACGGTGGAGTTCAACGTCGACTCCAACGCGGATGAGACGGCGGCTCAGGTCAAGGCGTTGGTTGATGAGCAGGCGGCGTACCAGCAGTTGCTTTCGGAAGCGGCTCGCATCACGCAGAAATACACGAGTGACGAGGAACGCCGGGCGGCGGCCATCGCCAAGATCGAGGAACTCAATCGGGCGGGCGTGTTGTCCGAGGAGATTTACGCTCGGGCGATCGAGGATGCCAGCGGGGCAAAAGAAGAGGCAATCCGCATTGAGCAACAGCGGGCGTCGGATTCGGCTCGTGCCGCCCAGATCATCGAGGCGAATCTTTCTGCCGAAGAGCGGGCGAGTCGAGACTACGCTGCCTCGGTTGCGGAACTCGATCGGCTCGTGGCGGCTGGCGTTCTCACCGAAGCCGACTATGCGAAAGCAGTCGAACGATCAGCGGCAGCCTTTGCGAAGGCGACCGTGGCGGCAGCCCGCTACGAAGACGCGGCAGACGGTGCCGGTGACGCGGGCGTGCTGAAGTTCAACGAACTGAGCGGCGTGCTCGCGGCGATCCCCGGCCCGATCGGCAACGTCGCTGGTCGGCTCTCTGGGCTGGCGAGTGCGGGTGAAGGGCTTGGGCGAGTCTTCTCAGGTGGCATCGGCCAAGGGCTCGCGAGCATCGGCACATCCGTTGCCGGTCTCGTCAATCCGTTCACGGCGGGTCTGGCTGCCGTCGCGGCCTTTGGTGCCGGGGCGACTGCGGTGGCTCGCGGGCTCCTTGATTTGGAGGATCGTGTCGAGAATCTCGGCAACATCGCCGACAAGTTGGGCGTGTCGTTTGAGTTCATTCAGACGCTTGAGGAATCCGCCAATCGTTCCGGCACGAGCATCGACGCCGTCAGTGCGGCATTCGGTCGGCTCCAGAAGTCCGTGCTCGGAGTGGACGAGGAAAGCAAGGCAGCACAGAAAGCCTTGGCCGAGATCGGCGTCACTGCGGAGCAGTTGCAATCGCTCAGTCCCGAAGAGCAGTACAAGCTCATCGGCGATGCGTTGTCGGGCATCGAAGATCCCGCCCGGCGGACGGCGGCAGCGACGGCGTTGTTTGGTCGTGCCGGTGCTGACCTGCTGCCGTTCTTCCGCAACCTCGGGCCTGCGGCATCAGACATCGAGCGGCTTGGCGGTGCGTTGTCGGACATCGACCGGCGGCGGATCGACGACTTCGGGGCCGGGCTCGATGCCCTTGGCGTGGCGAGTTCGCGGCTCGGTGAGTTGTTGCTGGTGCCATTCGCAGGGCTTGGCGAAGGCATCACGCAAGGCACGGCGGAGTTCCTCGGTGGCATCAACCGTATTGCCGATGCGATCGGAGACATTCTCGCCCCGGAGATGAATACGCTCGGCAACCTGTTTCAAGCGATTGGCGCGGCTGCGTCAGTTGCCGCAGACATCATCGCCAGTGCATTCCGGCTTGTGCAACAAGTGTTGGAGCCGATCGGCGGGAGCATCCTGCCAGCGGTCGGGGCTGGCATCGCGTTTGTCAATCGGCAGATCCTTGTCGGTGCCGTGGCGAATCTGGCGAAGTTCTTCACGGCGGCTGCGGCT